CGTTAGTCTTGTGAACGACGAAGGAACCCCTTCGCCTAACTATTACTAAGGAACGGACGACGAAGGGGTACGCGGATGGTACTTGACCGAAAGCGGTGGTGGTTTGACGTGCGAAACAATAGGCGATTGTCAAACAATAATTGATATTGAAAGCGCAATAGACGATCTTCAGACTGAAATACTTTTGAAGGCGAACACCGCAGATTTAGGAGCGGTTGCTTTCTCGAATGACTACAACGACTTAGACAACAAGCCAACGATACCAGACGTGAGCGGCTTTGTTCCATACACTGGAGCAACTACTGACGTTGACTTGGGAACGCATAACTTAACAGCCGACCACATAGCGTTAAACGTTAGTCCTTCGGGTGCAGGTTACGTCGTAGGCGCTACTCGTTGGAACAATACAATAGGAAGTTCTGAAACGTTGCTTAAAGGCGGTACTGTTTCGCTTAAAAACGGAGTGGATTTAGTAGCTCGCGTAGTGAACAAAGTAACTCCAAACACTACGCTAACGAAAGCAGCATATCAAGCGGTAAGAGTTAGCGGAGCGCAAGGGCAAAGGTTGGCTGTTGAATTAGCACAAGCAAACAATGATAACAACTCAGCCGATACAATAGGCATAGTTTGCGAAACGATAGCAACGAATCAAGAAGGCTTTATTCAGACGGTAGGGCAACTTGAAAGCATTAACACAACGGGAAGTTTACAAGGTGAAACGTGGGCAGATGGCGATGTTCTTTACCTTTCACCAACAACAGCAGGTGCGCTAACTAACATTAAGCCAACAGGAGCGACAGGACACATCGTTGTGATAGGTTACGTTGAATACGCTCACGCAAACAATGGGAAGATTTATGTGAAGATTATGAATGGGTGGGAGCTTGACGAATTACACAACGTATACATTTCTTCACCTGCGAATAACCAAGCGTTAATTTATGACTCAGCAGATCAGCTTTGGAAAAATGAAACCATTGCAAGCGCTTTAGGTTACACCCCCGAAAACACAGCAAACAAACAGAACTCGTTAGCAGTAGACGGCACAGGGGTTAAATTTCCTACCGTTGACGCGGTTAATTCTTTGTCTATGATAGATAGAGGAAAGAGAATGCTTTCTTTCTTTACTGATTTTCTTTCTATTAACGCAATTGATGGTTTAAATTCTTTTCAAAGTGGAGGTACGGCAGGAGTTCCTGGTGGGACATTAATTCCAAATAGAACAACACAGCAAGGTGTTGTATTTATGCAAACTTCTATTCTTGCAACTAATTATATAAATTATTGCAGTTGTCAAGGTTCTGCTCAGTTTTATTTTGGTAATGGAGCATGGAATTACGAAACTTCATTTAATATAAATAACCTTAGTACAGGTTCTGAACGCTACAGATTAATTTTTGGATACGGTGCAGGAAGTGGAAGTACATCGGAAGGAGATGGAGTATTTTTTACCTATGATGAAGGCGGAACGGCTAACGGAACAGCAGCAAGTCCAAACTGGCAATGTGTAACGGTTCAAAGCAGTACACGTACATTAACTACTACATCAACAGCGGTAGTAACAGCTACTTGGCTTAAACTTAGAATAGAAATAAATGCTACAGGAACTTCCGCAGCATTCTATCTGAATGGAACTTTACTCGCAACGCATACAACTAACATTCCTTTGGGTTCAAATAATAGATTCGTACTTGTTAAACAAGGCATAGCCAAAACAATAGGAATAGCTTCACGTGGTTTATACGTGGACTACATTGGTTACGAAAACATCTTAACAACACCTCGCACATGACAATAACAAAGTATAGAATGATTACCGAAAACGGTTACATCGAAACACTCAACGAACAAGAAGCTATTGAGTGGGGAAACTACACAACAGTAACAGAAGAAGTTCCAGACGACAATGGCTAACGAACAGAGCGCACCAAACTTCTTCGCTGTCGTAAACGATATGGCTAAACGCTTTGTCGAATTAATGCAGTCCGACTATCGTATGAAACGAAAGGTAGGGCGCAACTACACGAACGCGGTAGCAAGTGGAACGCTTGAAAAGTCTTTGGCTTACAGGTTACAAATTAAAGGATCTTCAATAAACATTTCGGTCTACGCGAAGGGTAAGGCGTCGCAGTATTTTCTTGCTCGCGAGAATGGAAGGAAGCCAGGCAAACAACCGCCTGTTGACGCAATTCTTGAATGGATGCGAATAAAGCCTATTCAATTACGCGATAAGGAAAGCGGTAAATTTAAGAAGTCAACAGAATCACTCAAAAGACAAGTGGCTTTCTTAATTGCTCGCAAGATAGGAAGGGACGGAATAAAGGGTTGGAACGCATTCGACTACGCTATGGAGAACATATGGGACGAATACGAAGCTAAGATAGTCGAAGCATACGGAAAGGACTTTAGCGCAACGTTAGAAAATCAATTTAAAGACATTTAACAATATGGCAATTACAATTAACGAACAACCATACCAATACACACCTGTCGGGCAACGCTTAATGATAGTTGCTTCTTCAACGAACGTAGCTAACGCAGGGTTTCGCTTTGTCTTCGACTTCGGAGCGTTCCAAGTGAACGTTCAACCCAACGCAGCGAACAAAGGTATCTTAGACCTTGCACCGATATTCAGAGAACAACTGCAACATGATGCAGGACTTCTTGTGACAACAAACACAACAGAAAATTCAAGCGTTGCGTTTATTTCTTGCACAATAAAAGAAGGTTGGTTGGTTGACGGAGTGTTCACAGTAAGCGGAAGTGGAATGGCTGACATCGACGACGTTTATGCGTTCCTTGCTGAATATCAAGTAAGCGACGGTTATAAACCAGACCCAAATGTTCGTTATGCGTTGGACGGAACGTCAAAGTATTTAATGAGCGAAAGAACAAAAGACACTCACAAATGGATTGAAGCACCTTCGCGCGGTTTATCGAATGACTACGTTTACATTCCAACGCGATTAGCTGACTATGGAATTATGTACACACCTTCAGCAACGGCATTACTTCCAGATAATGATTTTGACATTGCAGTTTTTTCAACGTACGACAATAACGGTGATTTGATTGACTCAGTAAAAGTTGAATTGAGCGACGCAAATAATCTTGTTAATGTTATTGGTGCTAATCCAATGAATTTGATAAATGGCGGTTTAGATTTCACAAATGTCAAATACTACACTATACAAATTGGAAAAGAAATTGCTTTCCCTATCTACACACCTGCTTCACGCGTCTATTGTTTCTATATTGTTCCTAACGATTGTCGCTTTGACAATGTGCGTCTCGGTTGGTCGAATACTTGTGGCGGTGTGGATTACTTCAACTTCACGAAGAAGTCGGAACTATCTTACAACTACGATCGTAAGCAATACCAAAAAGTAGTAGGAACTTACAACGAATCGACATTTAGTTTCGATACCTTCGACAGAGGAATAACAGACCGCTATGTAAACACGACGAAAGGACTACAAATAAATAGCGACTGGGTTTCGGTTGGAGAGTTTAACCTACTTCAAACGCTTTGCCGTTCTAACGACGTGTTTATAATTAACGACGACGGAACAATGACACCTGTTCTTGTAGATACTCAAAACTTTGTTATCAAGGACGAAAGATACTCTAAACTTTACAACGTTACTTTGAATTTAAAATACTCTCAACCTGTCGGCTTATGATAAACGAAGTAATACTCACGCTAACCGATTTTGACGGCAACGCAGCAACGATTGACTTGTACGAAAATGAAAAGGTACACCTCAACTACAAGTTCACAGACCTAACGAATTTTAGTTCTATCGGTAACTACTCGCAGGAATTTCGTATTCCTGCAAGCAAGACGAACGTCGACTTCTTTGGTGCTATCTTCAACGTTAACTTCAACGGGTGGTTTGACTTTCGAAAGAAGGTTGACGCATCGCTAACGGTAAACACAATACCAATAGCAACGGGACACATTCAAGTAAAAAAGTTGTACTGGCAAAGTGGTAAGTTGTTCGAGTTTGAAGTAGTATTCTTTGGTGAAGTACCGAACCTTTCACGTTTATTGAATGATAAGAAACTTAAAGATATTGAATCGATTGTAGCAGGTGACCTTGACTACGATTTACTTCACGAATATGTTGAAACACCACCTAACGAACACACGATTCTAACGCTATGTGACAAGTGGAATTTAACAACTACAAATCCTTTAGGGCAACCTATTTATTCAACGGCTGCTCCTTTTGTTCAATCATATAAACCGCTTTACGTTGGACATTTAACACCTTCGGTAAGCGCGTATTATTTGTTTAGTCAGATAATGAAAGATGCAAACGTGCAATGGACAAGCGATAACCTCGCGGATTGTTTGGATAACGTGTACGTTCCTTTTGTTAATGGACAGTATTTGAATAGTTCAGTAGGATTGAATGACAATGCAAGTACGTTGGCATATTCAACGAATCAAACTTTTTCTTTCACGCTAACAAATAATATTAAGAATTTTTATGTTCCATTAACAGAATACGAAGATGTTGGGAATGATTGGGCGAGTGGGATTTTTACTGCACCTTTTAGCGGTCAATTTACTTTTAGAATTTGGGCAAATGGAACAGGATATGCTGAAAGTGTTATAACTGGAGTATATGGATACATATATTTATTTGTAAATGACATATTTGTTCAACAGTCGGAATTTCTAAATAGTGATTCAATCGAAACTGACTATGAGCCATTTAGTATAAATACAAATATGACTGTTTCATTAAATACAGGAGATGAATTAAAAATAAAAATTCAATGTTTAGCATTTTTTTCGGGGGAAGCAATATCTGTTGACAAACCTGTTGACTTAACATTTACAGGTAACGGAGCAAATGACTATACAGGAACAGGTGTTGAACTTGTAAGCGTTGGAACAAATCTAACAGGCGATACTTGTGTAATGGAGTTTAACGCTCCAGACATGAAGCAAATAGACTTCTTAACGTCAATACAAAAGATGTTTAACCTTGCCTTCGTTCCCGACCGCACACTACCAAATACGCTACGCATTGAACCACTCGTTGAATACATAGGAAGCGGAAATACACTCGACTGGTCGCAGAAATTAGACTTGTCGAAAGACATTATGTATTCGCCAACGACTGACCTACAAAAAGCTAATTTCACTTTCACCTATACCGAAGACGGAGATTATTTCAACTCGCTATACAACGACAACGGACGCGTGTACGGAAGGTACGAAGTAACGGAAGCGGACTTCGAAATAACAAACGAGTTTGCAACAGGCGAAGAAAAGGTTGAACTTGCTTTCGCGTCTACTCCTTCCGCACCTGTGGAAACAACGAACGTAGTTTGTCCGCGATTCATTAACTCAGAAGGACAATTCGTACAACCTAAACCGCGTATTCTATATTACGCAGGAAATGCAAACGTAAACATCTACGACGAAGTTTCAGACGACGTTGTTTCTACGTCTGTGGCTTTGCTTAATAATTATAGTGTAATAAATGCGAACGTTACAGATAGTGATTTAAACTTCGCTCCCGAAATACCACCGCACACAATAACAGCCAACCCTTACGACAACCTTTATAACCGTTGGTGGCGCAACTACTACCGCGAACTTTACGACGGACAAGCGCGTATAATGGAAGGAATGTTCGCACTAACTTTGAACGACATATTCACGTTTCAATTTTCAGATAAAATATGGATAGTAGATTCTTGGTGGCGCGTGTTGGATATTCAAGGCTACGTTGTTGGAGAACAAGAAGTAACGAAGGTAAAACTTATTCGTATTCTTGATGTAGACAATGACTGCGACCTTAGACCTGTTTCGGCTAACTTAGACCAGACGTTGAATTGGGAAACACCAAACGGAGATCCTGCAACGGTAACGCAAGAATGTTGTACTCGATTTGGCTACAACTGGAACATCGCGAAGAACAATTGTTTCTCGCAACCGAATGGGGGAACACGTTCTTTCATTACTTCACAAGCACCAACACTCGCACCTACACAATTTGGCGCACCTGTTCAATTTAGCGCAAGTATTTCTCAGCCTGTTAAGACGATAACTACGGACTACGTTGTAACGAGTTTCGACAGAATGATTTTCGCAGACACGACAAGCGCAAGCGTAACAATTTATTTACCCTCTGCAACTACAACGTTAGGTCGTGAATTGATAATTCAAAAGAGCGTTTCAGCTAATACAGTAACAATACAAGCGTACACAGGCGAAACCGTTGAAGGTAGCGGAAGCATTACACTAAGCGGATTAGGTGACACAATAACAATTATAAGCAATGGAAGCGACTTCAAAGGGACATCTTCAAAATAAAGCAAACGCTATGGTCGCTTGCTTAGAGTTCATTAAACTCAACGTGAAAAATAATAGCGAGTACGGACGCATTGCGAACGGAAAACGTAAGCTGAAATTGTGGAAGCATTACGCGTGGAAAACTATTGTTATTTCCGTAAACGTCGCGTTTTGGATATTTATACTTTATAAACTACTCTCGTAATGGCGAATACAATTGATTTAATAGTAAATACCAACGGTGTTAACGTCCTTAATCAGACGGCTGACGCAGCAGAAAATACAGCGACAGGATTTAAGAGCGCAAAGGCGGAACTTCGCGCGCTGAATAATCAGTTGTTGCTGTTGGTACACCATTGTTGTATGTTTTAACAAATACATTCTCAGGTTCTGTTGCATAACTCTCAGCGATCAATGCAGCGTCAGTTGATAAAATTGCAGCATCAGGGATTGATGTGTCGTACTGTAACTCTGTGCCACCCTCATTCCATTTTAAATAAGCATTTGGAAGTATTGGTGGTAAAATGTTAGACGCAACAATTGCTGTATCTGGTAATTTTAAAAATCTGTTACTATCCCTTTGCTTGTCCGCTAGTAAATACGTTTGATAATCTTGATCATCGTTCAATGTGTCTGATGATAGATCACCACCTTGTTGATATTCATAATCCCTTTTTATAGGCAGATCCCTTAGTAATACAATAACATCGTCAATACCTGTTGGATTTGTCAAAGTCACTGTGCCACCATTATCACCGTTGATTACAACTGTATAATCAACATTCTCAATTAAAATATCAGTTTCATCGTTTGCTGTTTGTCCGAATGGTGTTGAATACACTTTCAAATCTGATATTAAAAATATCTTGAACACAAAATCAAACTCAGTCTGTCCTGCATTCGCACTGTACTCAGCCCTTGGTTCTGCTGTGTTGTATGCCATAATATACCTCCTTCTTTTTATTTAAATAAACTCTCTTGTCCTAACTCTTTCATTCTCATTTGTTTCTTGTATTGCGCTTCGTAAAAATCAGGATCTATTGCCTCTTGAACAAAATCCCCCAAAGT